GAACTGATTCATTATCGTTGTTAAGTGACCATCCTCAGAAAACACAGATAACCGCTTATAGAGTCGCTTTAAGAGACTGGCCCAGCACCAGTGATTTTCCTGATACACCTCCTACGATGGGAAGTTGATGAAAGAAGTTAATTTAACAACTCCAGAGCAACCTTGTTTTATCGGAGCTTGGTATCTTCCTGATGCAAGTTTATGTGATGAAATTATTAGTGCTTATGACACAAATTCGTTTAAAACAGTACAAGGGGTAGTAGGCGGTGGTGATAACGATATAGTAGATACAACAATAAAAGATTCAATAGATTCAAGCCTCTATGATGTTCCCGATCTTGCGAATAAATTTACAGCTAATTTACTTGCTGTTTTAGAACAGTATAAACAGAGATTTTTTTATTCAAATTATGTTGATACTTTTTTTGTTGACCGTATAAATATCCAAAAGTATTCAAAAGGTGCAGGGTATCATGCGTGGCACACTGAAAGGATGAATGCTAATTTCAGGCATTTAGTATGGATGACTTATTTGAATGACATTGAAGAAGGTGGCGAAACTGAATTTTACTATCAGAAGCTCAAAGTAAAACCACGCAAAGGATTAACACTAATTTGGCCTGTCGATTGGACGCACACCCACAAAGGACACATTGCGCCAAAGGAAGAAAAAATGATTCTTACAGGGTGGTTTAGTTTTTTACAGCCTCAAGTTAATTTAGAAGCAGCCTAACTAACACAGGACAGGAATATGGCTACCTATGTAAATAATTTAAGACTAGAAGAAATAACAACAGGCGATGCTTCGGGCACTTGGGGCACAAAAACAAATAATAGTCTTGCACTTATAGGCAAAGCTTTAGGATACGCAACGGAAGCTTCTTTTGGTTCTGATGCTAATGCCACTACCACTGTTGCTGACGGTGCAGATGATCCTGCACGGGCCTTGTATTTTAAGGTTACTAGTGGAGCCACTTTAACCGCTACACGAGAGCTAACGATAGCTCCTAACACCATATCAAGAGTGATGATTATTGAGAATGCTACCACTGGTTCGCAGATAATTACCATAAAACAAGGATCAGGAAGCACAGTTAATATACCCGCTGGGGGTGTAAAAATAATTTATCTTGATGGTGCGGGTGCTGGTGCTGCGGTAGTTGATGCACTCGTAGACTTAGATTTGACAGGTACGACTACAGCAGCAGCCATAACAGCATCTGGTGCTATAACAGCATCTGGGGTTATTACTGGATCTACTATTGAAGCTACAGGAGATACTTCTGCTAGTGACAACGCAGCTATTGGATACACCGCTGCTGAAGGTCTAATTCTAACAGGTCAGGGTTCTACGAATGACGTAACTATTAAAAATGACGCTGATGCAGACGTATTAGAAATACCTACAGGAACTACAAATGTAGATATTGTTGGTGTCGCTACTGCCGCAACATTTGAACCTGATGGAGATACTGCTGCTGGGGATAATGCTGCCATTGGCTACACAGCGACAGAAGGGCTTATTCTTACAGGGCAAGGTTCCACCAATGACGTAACCATAAAAAATGATGCTGACGGAGATGTTATTGCTGTCCCAACAGGAGGCACTGATGTTAACTTTCATGGCAACGTCAACATTTTAGCGGAGAACGATTTACGGCTACAAGATGCTTCTGGAGGCCAATATATAGCATTGCAAGCACCCTCTACTGTTGCAAGTAATGTGACGTTAACGCTACCCGCTGACGATGGAGAGGCAAATCAAGTTTTAAGTACTGATGGTAATGGGGTATTAGATTTCATTACTAATAGCTACCTTGGTTTTGCTATAATTAACTCTGCTACTCCTATGGAGGCATCAGGACAATATGTATCAAATAGTAGTAGCGCGTTAACACATACGTTACCTTCGGGTGTAGCGGGGGCTACAATTATATTATCTAACGTGGGGTCTGGAGTAGTGACTGTAGCGCGTACCAGCAGCCAAAAAATAGATTCCGCTGCGGAAGATGGGACATTGAACCAAGGTTCTTCTGTGCAGTTTGTCTACGTTGATGATACTGTTGGATGGCATACTTTATAGGACAAGATTATGGCAGTATTAGGCAACAAAGTAATAAAATCTATTCAGCGTGGTTATACTACAGTATCTGCTAGTAGCGATGGTGATGTAACAATGTCGGGTGTAACTATAAATGCGGTAGATTTAACTAAAAGTTTTGTATCCATAAGTTTTGCAAATGGCTATGGTGTTGGAAATGTTACTAACAACCTGACTGGCCCATATAGTGGCCCTACAACAATGGCAGGACAGCTTATCGATTCAACTACTATAACTATATATCAAGGTCGGTGGAGGTACTATAGCACTGCCTATGCTACTGCTGGCGGCACAGCATATTGGGAGGTAATTGAATATGCCTAAAATATACGCACATCTAAATAGCGATAATATATGCGAAGCAATCACTGAGTATCAAACGCCCTTAGATAGTCCTCCTTCTCACTACAAAGAGATAGACACTAACGATCCCTCTTTATTAGGTAAAAGATGGAACGGTTCTTCTTTTGAAGAGGTGTAAGTACTAATGGAAGAATCAGAAGCTTTAGCTGAAATAAGGGCACATGAAAGAGAGTGCGCTATACGTTGGGATAATATAAAAACACGTTTAGAACGTGGTTCTCAGCGCATGGACAGACTAGAACTTTCCATATGGGGAGTATACCCATTCATTTTAGCTACTGTATTTTTAGCTAAACATCTTTGATGTAATTAATTATGTTCGCTGAACTTGCAGCGATAGGTAGTGCTCTTAGTGCTATTAACAGTGCAGTAGCTACTTATAAAGAGACCAAGGCCAATGCCCAAGACGCGGCACGGCTTTTAGGTAAGTTCAGTGAAACCTCTGCAAAGTTAGACAAGTGGGAAAAGAAGACCAAGCTCAAACGTCCTCTAACTCCTAAAGAAGCGATGGATTTAAGCATCCAACGCAGAAAAATCAAAAACACTGAAACACAGATTAAAGATATTTGCCTAATGTCAGGGTGTATTGACATATGGCATGATGCCCAGAGAATAAGGGCACAAAGCGAAAGGGAGCATCAGCAATATTTAAAGACAGTACATTTAAAAAGAAAAGAAAGGCAGAAAAAAGTAAGAGCGGTGATGGTAGGTGTACTTATCGTTACCTTTGTAATAACCGTGGGTGTTACTGGCTATGGCTCTAAGTGGATGTATGAGCAGTATAAGATACAAGCAGCTAAACAAGAACTAAAAGAAAAACGTCGTATTCTACGTAATATACGTGAATGTGGTAGGCAAAGGTGCTGATCTTAGCGTTTATGCTAGTAGTTATTGTAGATGACAATATAGTATCGGATAATAAAATGTTATTTAAGAATATATACCGATGTAATATATTTGCAAAAGCTATAGAACAAGGTAAAACAAGTGCCTACGATAGACCTAGCTACCGTCAGCAAAATATTACCTCATATTGTGTCCCTAAGAGAGTTTCTGAAAACGAAACCTTCTACGACTAGGAGTAAGTACATGTGGCAAATAAGTGCAGGATTAACCGTTGCTCTAGTAGTAACTGGCGGTGCTTTTAAACTGTATTACGACAAGTCTGAAGCAGAAAAAGAAGCCATTGCCATGCAGTTACGACAGGCTGCAGATAATCAGGTATTATTAGAAAACAGTATCGCTGGTCTTAATGCACAAGTTTTACAGGCTGAAGAGGACAAAACAAAAGCTTTTGAGCAGATTAGTCTACTTCAAGAACAGAATCAAAAAGCCCAAGCAGAGGTGTCCAAGTTAAAAAGTAAGTTCGATAAACACAATATGAATGTGCTTAGTTTAAGAAAGCCCAAATTAATTGAGAACATTATTAATCGCGGTACAAGAGAGGTTTTAGATGAGCTTGAGGCTATTACCAGCCCTGCTACTAATAACATGTAGTGGGTGTGCTTTACTGGGGAACGACCCCTATGTACCTGAAGTAAAGCCAGTAGAGGTAGTTACTATCACTAAACCTGCTGCTGTATATCACCCCCCTCTTCCTAATAAAGTATCCACTAAACCTGTTGAATGGACAGTGTTAACTCCTGCTATTATGAGTGAGTATCTTACTGATTTAGAAAAAGGGGAAGCTCCTACTAATGTATACTACGGAATTAGTCCAACTGGGTATGAACACCTATCTTTAAACATAGCGGAGTTAAAAAGGTACATACGCCAAGTTCTTTCTATTGTTGACTACTATCAAAAATTAGATGAAGACAGGAGTGTTGAAAGTGCTCAACCACCAAAAGATAAGTGAGATTTGTGCAGAATCATACGAAGCCCTAGATTTTGAAGAGCTTAACATTGAGGTTATTGTACGAGATAACGTATTTGCTTTTCGTGGGACAGATGAACCGTGGGATGCTGTGCGAGACTTACGCATCCTACCCATATGGACTCGTGAATTAGGGTGGTGTCCAGCAGGGTTCCTCCGTGCAGCCAAAAGATTAATGCCTAAATGTCTGTCAGAATGCATGGATAGAAATATAGAAAAAGAAGATATTGTGCTTACTGGGCATTCTCTTGGGGGTGCGGTAGCACTTATTGTAGGTGCGTTAATGGTACGGGATGAAGTTAACATCCAAGAAATTGTAACTTTTGGTGCGCCTCGCTGCGGCAGACTTAAAATACTAGATAATACCCCCGTCACCATGTACAGGCACGGTAAAGACATAGTGCCTATGGTTCCTCCCGTTATGCGTAGGCACAAGAAAATGAGGCGTTTTGGGGCCAGAGAAAGCTATATAAGCGATCATTATATGGCTAATTACGTTAGTATGGAGAAAATACCAAGGGCAGATATATGAATGCAAAAAAACTAGAGCCTGAATCTCAATACAACGGGTTAGATACTAATAACGACGGTATTATTAGTGATGCTGAATGGGAACAAAGTGAGCGCATGGTTAAGCTTGAGCTTCTTAAAAATGAAGACCAGAAGCAAGACGCGCAATTACGTATGATTTGGTTCTCCTTAATATCATTACTAATCTTTCCTATACTTCTAATGATCTCTTCTATATTTGAGCTAGAGGACGCAGGTAAGAACTTAACCGATATGAGCAGCATATTCTTTCTTACCATAGGAGGTCTGGTTTCGGTATACTTCGGTGCTCAAGCTATAAAAAGAAACGGTAACGACAGGTGAGCGTTAACTTAGATACATTATATGAAGAGATTGCTAGTGACGAAGGCAAAATCTTACATAAGTACAAGTGCTCGTTAGGGCACGATACAATAGGCATTGGACACCTTGTTTTAGAGAATGACCCTGAAGCAAACCTCCCTGTATACGGTGCTTATGAAGAGGTGCCTGAAGATGTGTGCATTACAGAAGAACGGTGCAAGGAGTTATTTGAAACCGATATACAAGAAGCCATAAAAGGGTGTGAGCGAATATATACTAATTGGGAAGACTTGCCCCAAGAAGCCAAACATATACTTATTAATATGTGTTTTCAATTAGGGCAGAACGGGTTGAGTAAGTTTAAAAACATGAATCTTGCCGTGCAAAATAAAGACTACCGATTATGGGCTGTTAATATGATTGACAGTAGATGGGCTTTACAAACTCCTGAACGTGCAAGAAGATTACGGGATAGAGTATTAACATTAGCGGGTACTTAAATGACCTTACAGAAACTAGCGTTAAGCCCCGGAGTAAACAAAGAGAAAACTAGTTATAGTAACGAAAACTCTTGGGTAGAGTCTGATAAAGTAAGATTTAGGCAAGGTTATGCAGAACGTATAGGCGGTTGGACTCGAATATCTATTAATACGTTTTTAGGAGTGTGTAGATCACTATTTAATTGGGTAACTCTAGGTGGTGCAAACTACATAGGGGTAGGCACTCATCTTAAATTCTATCTAAGTCAAGGTGGTGCTTATTATGACATCACTCCACTACGATCTACCACGAGCGCAGGGGATGTAACTTTTGCAGCAACTAACGGCTCTTCTACAATTACCGTTACTGATACTGCTCACGGAGCGTTGGTAGATAATTTTGTCACCTTTTCTGGAGCAGTTTCTCTTGGGGGACTTATTACTGCTGATGTGCTTAACCAAAACTATCAAGTAATTTCTGTCCCAAGTGACAACACGTTTACAATTACAGCTAAAGATACCTCTGGAAACACTGTAACTGCTAACTCTAGTGATAGCGGTAATGGAGGAAGTTCCACAGTTGGTAAATATGAAATACCCACAGGCACTGCAACCCCTGTACCGTTCATAGGTTGGAGTGCAGGTACTTGGGGTTCAGGTACTTGGGGTAATGGCACTAGCTCGACCACTATATTACGATTGT